TGGCATAGAACCAGTCGAAGCCTTCGCCGCCCGCGATGTTCCCCTGCAGGTAGGCCCGGTCGTAGATCGCGGGCCAGCCCTCGGCCGCGTCGGCATGCTCGAACCCGTCGCGCCAGTCGGAGAGCGGCATGTAATTGTCGATGCCGACGAAATCGATCTCGGGATCGGCCCAGAGCGGATCGAGGTGGAAGAACACGTCGCCAGAGCCGTCGCCCGGCTGGTGCCCGAAGTACTCCGACCAGTCGGCGGCGTAGCCGATCTTCGTCCCGGCTCCGAGGATCGACCGCACATCCGCGAGGAGGTCCCGATAGGCCTGCACGGCGGGATAGGTGCTGGCGCCCGAGCGGATCGTCGTCAGCCCCGGCATCTCCGTGCCGATCAAGAAGGCGTCGACCCCGCCGGCCGCTGCGCAGAGATGGGCGTAGTGCAGCACCATGCGGCGCAGGCCCCAGTCTCCGGGCGCGCCTGTCCACGAAACCGCCTCACCCGAGACGCTGAAGCTGGCAGGCGTCGCCGCGCCGAACAGCGCCGCGACCTGGCTTGCGGCGGTGGCGGTCTTGTCCACGGTCCCGGCGAAGCCAGCGGCAGGCGAACAGTTGATCCGCCCCCGCCACGGAAAGGCGGGCTGGCCGGTCTCCGCGGCGTTGTCGGAATACGGGTTCGGCAGGGTGTTGCCGGGCGGGACATCCATCAGGATGAACGGATAGAACGTCACGCGCAGCCCGCGCGCCTTCATCTCCCGGATCGCCTGCACCACCGCGAAGTCGGACGGCGTGCCGCCATAGACGGGGCGATCCTGGTCGTCGCGGCTGACGAGGAAGGCGCTGGCCCGGCTCACGCCATTCACCGACCAGCTGGCGGGCGTGGTCGCCTTGGCCGAAACCTCGACACCTGGCCGCACCTTGCAGGAGCCCGCCCGCAGATCGTCGCCGAACCACGCCACCACGTGGCTGACGCTCTCGACCGCGGGCGCCATCGCCTGCAGCCGGTCGAGCGCCTCCACCATGTCGGTGGAGTCGGCCAGCGCGTTCAGGTTCTCGGGCACCGTCGCGCCGCCATCGGTCTTCCGGATCGCCTGCGTCGCGTAGGTGAACTCGCCCGAGGCCGGGATCATGGTGACGGCGCGGGTCAACCCCTCGGCCGTGTCGGGATCGGCGAGCGGCCGGAACACCTCGAAGGACAGCTGCGGCAGCCGGTTACCATAGGTGGAGAGCGCCAGTTCCTCGAAGACCACATAGGCCGTGCCCCGATAGGCGGGGGTGTTTGACGCGCCCATCTTCGCGGCGATGAAGGGATCGGCGGACTGTGCTTCGTCGCCGGGATACCAGCGCCAGGTGACGCCGGAGAGGTCCATTGGCTTGCCGTCCGCCCAGATGCGCCCGATGCCTGTGATCGGGCCCTCGCAGAGCGCGACCGCGAAGCTGGCATAGTAGAGATACTCAGTGGTCTTGACCTTGCCGCCCCCGCCGCCTTTGCCGCCGCCCTGCGTGGTGGTCTTCGTCTCCTCGCGGAAATCGGTCGCCCAGATGATGTTGCCGCCCATCCGCATCCGACCATGGAGCCGTGGGATCACCGCGCCCTCGGTGGCCGAGGTGATGCGCAGCGTGTCGAGCCGCGCGCCCTCGATGCGCTGCGTGGGCGCCAGCGACGAGATGATCCAGCTGTCGACGACCGAGCCGATGCTCGAGCCGATGAAGCCGCCGATGGTCGCGGCGCTGACGCCGAGGATCGCGCCGCCGATCGACCCGCCAATGGCGGCGCCGGCCGCGCCGAGAACGAGGGTGGCCATGTCCGGGGTCTCAGCGTTGCGGGAACAGGAAGGCGAAGGCGATGCGCCGCCGCCAAGCGTTGGTGAGCGGTTCCTCGATCACGCCGAGCCGCTCATAGGCGTGGAGGAAGGAGGCGGGACCGGTCAGGATCCCGACATGCTTGGCAATGGCGCGGGGCCTCATGCGGAACAGGGCCAGTGCGCCGGGAACTGCCTCTACAGGAGGCACCTCGATCATCATGCGTCGTGCGCCCTCGGCCAGAACCTCGCGCGGGCCGGTCTCGCCCCAGTCCCGGCTGTAGGGCTGGATCGGGAATGGCTCGGGGCCGACGACCTCGCGCCAGACGCCCCGTGCCAGTCCGAGGCAATCGCAGCCGACACCGCGCAGGCTGGCCTGGTCGTGGTACGGCGTGCCCAGCCATGACCGCGCGATGGCGATGACGCGCTTCGGATCGGCGTTCACAGCACGGACCCTTCGTGGCCACCGTCCTTCGTGGCGTAGCGAAGAACGGCGTCCTGGCCGGGGATGTGCGGGAAGCCCCGGAAATTGGCGATGTTGGCGAACTTCGCGCCGCAGGTCTCCATGCGCTTGTCGCAGCCCGCACGGATGGTGAAGGCATCGTCCTCGGAGATCGCGCGCACCGGCGCTTCGAGCAGGGTCAGCACGGCGATGCCATCCGTGACGTCGTGGCCCAAAACCTCGGTGCGCCGCCCCGCGTTCGCGCCACTCGTCCAGTCCAACGTGCCGAAGGTGAACCAGCCAGAGGCGAAGCCGCCGAGCCCGGAGGCGGTGAAGGCGCGGTCGCGCAAAAGGTCGATGACGGTGCCCGTGCCCTTGAAGGCCGGGTCCTCCAGATTGACGCCGCAGCGCGCGTCGCCGAGCGCGGCATCGCAGGTCGCCTGGAACGTCCGCCCGACCGTCTGGCCGAGCACATGGGCGAGCGAACGGACCTCCGCGACGAAGGCCAGACGCCCACGCCGGATCTGGCCGATGGCGCCACGCCGCATCAACACGCGCTGGCCGGTGTCGGCCCAGTTCACGCGCCAGACCTCGACCTCGGCATTGTCCCAGCGACCGTCGAGGATGTCGGTCTCGGTGATCCGGTCCGAGGTCAGCACGCCCTCAGCGTCCTGCGCATCGACCGACAGGTCGGAGCCTGTGCGGACCTCGGAGGCCGTGAGCCCGCTTTCGGGCTCGAAGTCAGTCCCATCGAAGCCCAGCGTGCGGTCGTGGTCGGTAAAGCCGAAACTCGCACCATCAGCCCGCGCGATCCGCCAGCACCAGGCGAGCGTCGTCGTGCCATCTTCGAGATGGGCCTGCAGGTCGGGATCAAGGTTTTTCATCGGCGCAGTTCCAGAAGCGGAATGGAGGTGATCGAGCCGAGCCGCTCGAGGTCGAGCGTGACGTCGAGCACGTCGGTATCGAAGCGGACGGGCACGTCGAACTCGAACCCCGCGGTGATCGCGACGCCGCCGCCCGGCGCGGTGCCAAAAATGACCACGCCGGTGGCGGTGTCGACCGACCAGCCGGAGGGCTGCTCGACCCCGCCGAGCGCGATGCGCACGCTGCCCGTCACCGGCTTGGCGATGGCGCGCGTCCAGGACTGCGCCCCCGAGGCGTAACGCTTCACCAACTGGAAGGCGGTCGCCGCGCCGTCGCCGGTGCCGATCGTCTGATCGGTGGGCGACGGTGTGCCTGATGGCAGGCAGGACTTGTGGTCGCCCCAATCCTTGAAGCGGAAACCGTGCAGGCGGCCATTGCGCGCCTCGAAGAAGGCAACCACCGCCGCCAGATCGTCAGCGCGGCGGATGCCGTAGGCGACATCGTAGCGGCGGCGGCTGTTCGCCCAGCTGGCGTTCCTCTCCTCGTCGCCCGAGGCGAGCTCGACAATCTGCGTGCGCCGTTCCGGCCCGCCCCGCGCGCCGCGACTGATGTTGTCGAGAAACCGGACCTCGTGAAACGCCATCAAGTCTCTCCATGGTTCGTGCTCTGGCCCCCGCAACCGGTTCCCACTTGCGGGGTCGCACTCACATGCCCCTCCGCCCGAGCGACACGGCGCGGGCAATGTCGGCCGCGACCTGTGTGCGGGATTGCCGGAAGCTTTCGGCGTCGCGGGCCATGATCGTGACGTTCACGCCGCCGCCCGCGCCGTAGCTCTGCGCCTCGCGGCGCGACAGCACCCGCTCGCCGCGCTGCAGGATCGCGGGCACCTCGTCGTGGCGAAGTCCGGCCATGCCGCCGCCATGCATGCGAGGCGCGGCAGCGAAGGCCATGGCCGGGACCATGCGCGAGGGCCCGGCCGATCCGACCATCCCGCCCGCATGCAGGACGTTGGCGAAGATGCCGCCCGCGCCGGCAAACACGCCGGAGAGCGCATTGGCGATCGGCCCGAGGATGAAACGCCGCGCCGCCAGCTGGGCGAGATCGGCCAGCAGCGAGGTGACGAGGTCGCGGAAGTTCAGCTTGCCGGTCTTCACGAACTGGCCCACGGCGTTCTCGGCCGACTGGAAGGCGCCGACGAGGCTCTGGCCGATGTCGCCGCCGATCTCGCGCGCCTTGCTGGCGTAGTCCGACAGCGCGGCCGTGACCGCCTGCCACCCGGTGACGGCCGCCTCGGTCGCGGGCTCCGCCGCAGCGGCGGCAGCTCCGGCCGCCGCGCCTGCATCTGTTGCAGCGCGCCCGGCATCGCCGAGCGCCGTCTCGAGCCGCTCGGCCGCGCCTGTGGCCTCGGCCAGCGCATCGGCACTGGCCTCCTCGGTGCCGCGCACCGCGTCGCGCAGCGCCTGCCAGCTTTCCAGCGGCGCGCGCGCGCCTTCCGCCAGGTCGCGCGCGGCGCCGCGATAGACATTGGCGGACTCGAGCGCACGGTTGGCCGCTTCTGTCAGGCCAAGATCGGGCGCGATGAGCGGGTTGTCCTCGAAGGCCCGGTCGAACGCCGCCTGCGCCGCCGTGGTGGCGGCACTGGCCGCACCCTCGAAGCGGTTCTCGATCTCGCCGAGGTCGAGGTCGGGCACCAGCGAGATGCGCCGCTCCGACCCGAGCGCTTCCAGCCCCTGGTTGATGCCCCCGATAAAGCCATTGATGCGCGAGACCACGCCGTTCAACATCGCCTCGACGCCGTCGACCAGGCTGTTGGCCGCCTGG